AAATTGGGGACACCTCGCAGCGAATCAAGACCCTTGCAAGCGACACCGTAAGGATTGACACCGTTGTTTCAGCGGTGCAGGGGATAACGGCAGGGTTTCAAATCGCCCAAGGTGCAGCAGCGTTGTTCGGCTCCGAGAACGAGGACTTGCAGAAATCGTTGCTCAAGGTCCAAGGGGCCATGGCTCTCGCTACTGGAGTGCAGCAGGTAGCCAACCTGCTCAACAAGGACTCTATTCTAATCACCCAAGGGCAGGCAGCAGCACAAGCCCTCTACGCAACAGCAGTCGGGGCAAGTACCGGGGCTATGAAGGCGTTTAGAATCGCCCTCCTTGCTACGGGTATCGGTGCGGCCATTGCAGCCGTAGGGCTACTTATCGCCAAGTGGGACGACCTCACCGCAGCGGTCCGCAGGTTCCTGAACCTACCCGACCCGGCCATCGCAGCGAAAGCGAGGGAGCAGGCGTTGTTGCGTGAAGAAGCAGCCCTCTCCAATTACCGGGATGCATACGAAGCCCACACGAACGCCCAAATCGCAGCAGACCAAAGGAGGGAGGCACAGGTCAAAGAACGCCAACGCAAGGAAGCAGAGGCCACCCAAAAGCGTTTGGAGCGGTTGAGAGAGGAAAACAACGCCATCATCAAGTTCGTGGAGGACTTGAACCTGCAACTCTACGAAATGGAGTTGGATAGGTTAAGCGAGCAGGAGCAACTGCAAATCAAAGCGATGCAAGCCGAAGCACAAAGGCGGATGCAGGTGGACACGGCTGACGCAAAATCCAAGATGGGCCAAGCCCAGCGTGAGCAAGACCTTGCTGGATTGCGTGAGAAATACGTCGGTCAGTCCTTTGGGGTTATCAACGACATCATCATCGCATCGGCTGGAAAGAGCGAAGCAGCACAAAAGCGGGCTTTCAATGTCGCCAAGGCTGCATCCATAGCCCAAGCCATCGTGAACACCTACCTTGCCGTCAGTTCTGCACTTGCCTTGAAGCCAACTGAATCCGTATTCCCCGGGCAAAGGTTCGTGGAAGCGGGTCTTGCCCTTGCTGCTGGTCTTGCAAACGTCGCCAAGATTAAGGCCCAACAATTCCAAGGCGGAGCAGGAGCAGGTTCTCCCGGTGCAGACGTAACGGGTGCAGGAGCAAGCGCAGCACCACCGCCCATCTTTGCGAACCCACAAACGACCAACCTCGGAACGGGCGAACTCTCGGCAGGCCAAGGCCAAGGCTCATCACCGATGCGAGCCTATGTGGTGGAACGGGACATCACCCAAAGCACTCGCAGGGTTCGGAGGTTGGAGGAATTTGCAACTTTGGGGGCATAGGACATTTACCTGCATGGAACTACCCATTTACAGGATGACCGTGGACGAGGTGGATGAAGGGGTCCAATTCGTGGCCCTGACCGATATGCCCGCCATCGAACGGCCATTCCAAGCCTTCAGCAAAGCCAAGCAGAAGTTCACCGAAACAGGCGAACGGAGGGTCCTGACTGGGCCTCTCATGCTTGCAGACACTCCCATCTTTAGGAAGGACGAAACCTACGGGGAATACTACGTCGTCTTTGACAAGGCCACCATCCGCAAGATCGTGCAGAAGTATTTTAAGCAAGGCAACCAGCACAACGTCAATGCTTACCACAACGCCGAACTGGATGGCGTGTTTATGTTCGAGTCCTACATCACCGACTCCGAGCGTGGTGTGATGCCTCCCAAGGGCTACGAGGACACACCCGACGGTTCTTGGTTCGGTTCCTTCAAGGTCGAGAACGACGAGGTGTGGGACAACCGCAACCTGTTCAGGGGTTTCTCCGTTGAGGGACTCTTCGGGATGGACAAGACCGAATCCGAACTGGAGGTCGCACTCGCTGGCCTTGCTGACGAATTAACCGCTTTTTTGCAACAATTAACCCCCACCTACAAATCCCACTAACTATGAATCTCAAAAACGCAATCGAATCCCTGCGGACTGAACTCCGCAAATTCAGCACCCAAAAGCAGTCCTTTGCCGACTACAAGTTGACCGATGGCACGGTTGTCCGTGTTGACGGGGACCTCGTTGCCGGAACTGCCGTTTACGTTGTTGCCGAAGACGGCACGTTACCTGCCCCCGATGGCGAACACGTTGTCGAAGGCGTTGGCACTATCAAGACCGAAGGAGGCAAGATCGTCGAGGTCATCGCTGCCGAAGTAGCAACCCCCGAAATCGAAGCCTTGCCCGTTGCTGCTGAAATCACCCCCGAAGTAGCCGTTGAGGTAACCGAGGAAATCAAGGAAGCATATCCCGCAATGACCCCCGAAGTCGTCGAGGCTATCGTCGCCAAGCACCTCGGAGCCATCATGGAAGAACTCAAGGCAGCCTATGCCGAGATGGGCAAGATGAAGGAGAAAATGTCTGCATTCGCATCGCAGGTTGAAACCATGGCCGACATCGTCGAAAAGGTTTCCGAACTCCCAGCAGAAGCCCCCAAGGCCAGCGGTTCCGCAATCGTTGAGCAGCGTAAGGCCCAAGCCTCGCAGAACTTCAACGCACTCGCACAAGCACTACAATCACTCAAATCCAAAAACTAAACCCCTAAACCCCCACTAACCATGGCATTTACTTTTGCAGGATTAACCTCCTACACCGACCAAGAGAGGCTTCCTCTCATCACCAAAGCGGTATTCTCCGCTCGTTCAGCAGCCCTGTTCACCAAGCAGGTGGGCATCAAGTTCGCTGCTGCCCTCAACCTCATGGACACCGATGCTTTGATTCAAAGCGGTGATGCTTGCGGTTACACTACATCAGGAACGACTGCCTTCACGCAGCGTAACATCACTGTTGGCCGTATGAAGGTTCAAGAAACCCTTTGCCCTCGTTCCTTGGAGCAGTACTGGATGCAGACCCAGTTGACTGCTGGCTCTACCTACGATGGCGTTCCCTTCGAGCAGGCATTCAGCGAGCAGAAGGCACTTCGCATCGCTGAGGCTTTGGAAAATGCAATTTGGAAGGGCAACACCTACTTTTCAGGTGTCAACCAGTTGTTGAACGCTGCATCGGGTTCTACCATCAACGGCAACACTGGTGCGGTTTCTGCGTCCGTTGGTATCACCACAGGCAACGCAATCGCCATCTTTGACGGCATCTACAACCAAATCCCACAGGCCATCTTGACCAAGACTGACCTCGTAATCTTCTGCGGTTGGGACAACTTCCGTACCTTGCTTGGTGCTTTCAAGTCCTCCACAGCGGTTATGTACAACCAAGTTGACTTGGCTGGCCTTGCGGATGGGGACATCATGTATCCCGGCACAAACGTCCGTGTCATTGCAGTCCCCGGCTTGACTGGAACAAACCGCATCGTTTCGTCTTACCTCGGTAACTTCTTCTACGGAACCGACCTTTTGAGCGACGAGGAGCAGTTCTCAATTTGGTTCAGCAAAGACAACGATGAAGTCCGCTTCCAAGCAGCCTTCAAAGCAGGTGTCCAAATCGCTTACCCCGACTTGGTTGTTGACTTCCGCTTGACCTAATGTGTAGGGGGGAGGGAAACCTCCCCTCGCTTTTTGTTCTCTTGTAACTTAAAACCCAAACACATATGTCCTGCTCCCTAACTACTGGCTACGCCCTCGGCTGCCGTGATTCCGTAGGTGGAATCAAAACAATTTACGTCCAAGGCTGGAATGCTACGGGAACCGTTAACACCAATGGCTCCGGTACTGTTACAGGCTTCACAGGTTTCTCTTCGGGTTTCTACGAGTACGACTTGACCAAGGCCACTTCGTCCATGACGGAAACGCTGAATGCAAGCATCGAGAACGGCTCGATTTACTACACCCCTGAGGTTACCTTTACCATCAACAAACTGCAAGTCGCAGTCCGCAACGAACTCCGTCTGCTTGCTCGCAACCGCCTGCTGGTCATCGTCCAAGACAACAACAACCGCTATTGGGTGTTGGGTGCTGCGAACGGCCTTGAGGCAACTGCTGGAACTGCTGGCAGTGGTACTGCATTCGGAGATAGAAGTGGCTACGAAATGACGCTGACAGGGATGGAACCCGACCCAATGCTTTTGATTGTGTCAACAACTTTTACACCGTTGGCCACACAAATCGCAGGTTCGTAGTATCTTCGCATCAGGTTTTCATCATCTGAGGTTTGAGAGGGGCAGTCAGCAATGGCTGCCCTTCTTATTTTTACCCCATGAAGATTTGCATTGTCTATAACGCCCATCCAACCGGGTGCAGTTATTACCGCCTCGAAATGCCGAACGCATACCTTGGCGACAACTACCCGGAGTTTGACTATGTGTGCGTGGAGAACATCACCACGATTAGCGACGAGGGGCTTCGTTCAATAGATCTGTTCCTGTTCAGCCGTTTGTGGTGTCAGGGAACCATGGAGCAAGTCGAGAACGTCTACAAAGCCCTGACCCAATACGGAGCGAAAGTCATCCTTGACTTGGACGATTACTGGGTGCTTGAAAGCGGCCACATCATGTACCGCCACTATCACGAAACCAAACTCGCAGAGGTCATCCGTAAGCACATCAAATTGGCTGACTGGGTTACCTGTACCACCGAGCATCTTGCGTCCCGCATACGGCCTCTAAATGCAAATGTGAGCATTCTGCAGAACGAACCCTACGAAGCCTATCAGCAGTTCATTCCCAACCCGGAGGAAGAACCCGACAAACACCTCGTCAAGTTCGGTTGGTTCGGTGGTGCGCAGCATGGCGAGGACATGGAACTGCTCCGTGAGGGGATGCAGAAACTACGCTGGGACGCAAACTTGGACGGCAAGTACCGCCTCTATCTCGGAGGGTGGAACGACAACAACCCCGTTTACGAGGGCTACGAGAAAATCATAAGCGACCAAGGCAACAACCCGAACTACGGACGAATCCAAGCAGCGGATATTTATTCGTATGTCGGGGGCTACAACTTCGTGAATGTTACCCTTGCACCGCTCCGGGACACCAAGTTCAACAAACTGAAATCCGAGTTGAAGGTGGTAGAGGCCGGGTGGATGAACAAAGCCATCATCGCAAGCGAAACCATCCCTTACACCGATGTCATCCGACACGGGGAGAACGGCTTTCTCGTGCCTTACAACAAACCCAAGGACTGGTACAAGTACATCAAGCAGTTGATCCTTGACCCCGACCTGCGTAAAGGCTTGGCTGACAACCTAACGAGTGACATCAAAAAGCAGTTCAACGTGGTCGAAACCGCCAAGAAGCGGGCCGAACTATACAGGCAGATTGGGCGCAAATTGTGAAATTCGGGGGCATCGCACATTTACAAGCAGATGCTTTACCTGAACCCCAATACGACCAACACGATTACCGTTACTTGGACCGAGCGAGCCAGCACGGGGGACCGCTACATCTTGCGACTCACGAGCATCGCAAAGAACACCACGACGGACTACACCCTGCTGAAATCTGCCAACCTTTCCAACTATACCAACCGCTATGACCGATTTTCGCTTACCGTGGGGTCGCTTGAAACAGGCTCGTATCGTTACGAAGTTTACGATACCAATAGCACGGTTGCCGCTGCTTTGGCGGTCGTTGAAACGGGCTTGGCTTTTCTACAAACCGCAACGATAGGCTTCAACACCTACGCCAATTCAATCAATTATAGCGTCTTCGGGGCATCCGACGAGGGTGTCTTTGACCTAACCTTTGACTCAACTTTTGCCTAATGAGCGTACAAACACGAAGCGAACTACAAGATAGTGCTGCTACCATTACCAACGAAACCGCTGCTGGAGCGAACACCGCTGCACGGGTGGGCGGTTTATTTGACGACCTTGCCGATACTGCGACCCTGAATCGGGAACGGGGGTTTGGCTCTTTGAGCGTTGCATCCAATACCAACTTCACTCCAACAAGCAATGCAGCCGCTAAGTTGACGATTGCAATGGATGAGGGGATTTTGTCAACCTACAACTTTACGATTAACAAAACCACCTGCGTGATTACCTACACAGGCATCGCTGGGGCTGCGTTGAAGGTGTCTGCAAATATGACCTTTTCGGCAAGCAACAACAGGGAATTTGACTGGTACATCGCCAAGGGAGGCACACCGATAGCATCCAGCAAGGCAGGGGTTACAATGAGCCACGACAATGGCCATGCGGTCTATTTTGAAGCCTACCTCACCGCAGCGGTCAACGATGACTTTACCATCATGGTCAACTCAAAGAACTCTGCTGAACCCATCACGATTCAGTCCCTCAACTTTACCGCAGTAACGCTATGAGTAATAAATCTACTCAACACTTCACCCAATGGTTGGGGATAGAACATAAGGTTCCCGTGATGCTGGAAAATCGCTCCGGCAAGTACATCACCTACGGATTTGCCAACGAGTACCCCTACTACCTCCTTGACAACTATCGCAGGTCCTCCAAGCACAACGCTATCGTGAATGGGAAAGTAAACTACATCATGGGCGGTGGCTGGCAGGCAGGCGACAACCTGACCGTGGAGCAGCAGGCCCGGTTCATCAAGTTCTTCGACGGACTTTCCAGCACGGAGGATTTGAACGACATCACGGAGAAACTGGTCCTTGACTTAGAACTATTCAACGGCTTTGCGGTTGCGGTTACTTGGTCCAAACTTGGGACCATCGCCAAGATGGAACACATCCCGTTCGAGAAAATCCGGGTGGACAAGGAGGAAAAGATGTTTCAAGTCGCTGACTGGTACAACGACGACATGATGCAGTTGTTCCCCAAGGTCGGGGACATCGAGAAAATCCCTGCATTCGACCCGGAGAACCGCCTCGGAAAGCAGTTGTTTTATTACAGGGTCTATGCAGCAGGCGTGAAGCACTATCCTTTGCCGGAATACATCGGAGGCAATGCTTGGATTGAGGCAGACGTGCAAGTGGCGAACTTCCACAACAACAACCTGCGCAACAATTTTTGGGGGGGTTACTTGATAAACTTCAACAACGGGATTCCTACACCCGAAGAACAGGGGGACATCGAGAGGCAGATTAAACGCAAGTTTTCGGGAACGGACAACGCTGGTCGCTTCGTTGTAACCTTCAACGATGATGCAGCCAAGGCCCCTACGCTGGAGCCATTAACTCCAAGCGACATGGATAAGCAGTTCGAGATACTGAACAAAGCCATTCAGCAGGAGATATTTATCGCACACCGTGTAACGAATCCACAATTATTTGGGGTGAAAACCGAGGGCCAATTGGGTGGACGCAACGAATTGGTCGAGGCTTACGAACTATTCAAGGCGACCTACGTCAACGACCGGGTGCGGAAAGTGGAGCGGATGATCAACTACTTGGGATCCTTTAATGGCGTGGAAGGTATAGAACTTATCCCCGTTGAGCCTATCACCGAGCGACTAAGCGAACAAGCCCTGTTGCAGATAATGACCCAAGACGAACTTCGTGAGAAAGCAGGTCTGCAACCGCTTGAGAAACCTGCCGATGTGGTTGGACCTAACCCCCAACCCGATGAGCAACCGCAAGCCGTGGAAGCCTTGCAGAGCAACGAGAACATCAAGAAGTTGTCAGGCCGTGAGTACCAAAACCTGATGCGTATTGTCAGGCAGTACATGCAAGAGAAAATCACTCTTGAAATGGCTCGGACCATGCTGTCAGCAGGCTTCGGCCTATCTGCCCAAGAGATTGACACGATGCTCGGAGTGCAGTCTCAAGAGTTCAGCGAACCCGATGAGGATGAGGACTACGGATGGGGCGACGAAGAGTTCAAGGTCTTGGAAGTGGTTGCAAGCAAGTTTGGAAGTCATGCAGACGACTACCACGTCATGCACTCCAAGCCGATGCGGTTCGACACCAACATCGACGAAAACATCCGCTTGGCCTTTGCCGAACTGGGCGAAGAAGAGAAAGAGTTGGACCTGAAGATTGAGGCCTACCGCAAGAAGAACCGGGACGCAAGCGTTGAAGAAATGGCAAAGGAGTTCGGGGTCAGCAAGGCGAAGGTCGCCAAGCGAGTCGCCTACTTAATAACCAAGGACCGCTACCCAATCAGCAGGGCGGTGGATAAGATAGCCGAGCAGAACCTTCCCAAGAATGTCAAGGAAGTTGCCGAGCCTGTACTGGAGGTCCGCTACAAGTACGCATGGGCCACGGGTTTCAGTAACAAGGACAAAGGCTCCAGCCGTGAGTTCTGCAAGGTGATGCTTGACTTGGCAGGGCAGGGCAAGGTTTACACCCGTGAGGACATCGACGGGATTTCTGCAATCATGGGCTACTCGGTTTGGAACAGGAGGGGCGGTTGGTATCACACGCCCAGCGGAGTGAACAGGCCACAATGCAGGCATGTATGGGAGCAGCAGTTGGTAATCCGTAAAGGCAATAAAATCAGCAAGGCATGAAGGCACTATTCATAAGCGAAGAAACGCTACTGGACAATAGCATCATCAACGAGAACGTCAGTTACACGCAGATACGGCCTACGGTCATCAAGGTCCAAGAGATGCGGATTCAGCCAATCGTTGGCTCTCCGTTGTATGGGGAACTCGTCAGCCAAGTGGTCAGCGGTTCAACGTCTGCACTCAACCAAACGCTGCTGGAGGACTACATTCAGCCTGCAATGATTCAATGGCTTTACTACGAGTTGCCCATGGTCTTAGCGTTCAAGTACATGAACAAAGGAATGGTCCGTAGAACGAGCGAGGAATCAAGCCAAATGAGCATGGAGGAAATCACCCGGCTGACCGATAAGGTCAAGAACGATGCCGAGTGGTACTCCGAGCGGATTACTCGCTACCTGATGGAGAACCGCAATTCCTATCCGCTTTGGAACTCGCCTCCTTCTGCGTTGGATACGATTTACCCGAACGCTACAAACTACCGCACCGGGATGGTCTTGGACCGCAACAGGAGGATGGGAATCAGCAACCTTGACTACCCCTACCCTTACGGACAATTCGGGGCGTGTAACGACTGCTAAGCATGGGAGCGCATAAAAAAAACATACTGAAACTGCAGACTTATGTCATGGATAAAAATCAAGCAAGCCCTGCTGGATCTTGCAAATGCTCATCCACAGGTCAACTCCTTCGGGACGGGCGACCCTCTTGCGGTAGGCACGGACAACACCATCAACCTGCGAACCCCAAGCCGTGAGCGCATCGTCTATCCGCTCGTGTTTGCGGACGTTCAGTCTGCAAATACTGACGCTGGTACTTTGGACTTGGTGGTTGGGGTTTACTTTTCTGACCGTGTTGAGTCCATTAAGCCGATGGGCGGAGTGGTTTCGGGCAGCCCTACGCTGGGCTGGCAGGACAACGAGGATGAGGTCTTAAGCGACCAACTGCAAATCGCACAGGACTTCATTTCAAGCCTTACAAACGACCCGAACGAGGACTGGACCCTTAGTGCCTCCGTGTCGCTTACACGCTTTGTAGAGAGCCGAGATGACCGCACG